TTTAGAGTAGTTTGTTACTCTACTTGCAAAAAAGTCTGTATGCTGTTTGCCTGCAATAACAGCATCAAACCATTTCATTGTCTTTAAAGCTCCTGCGTCAATTTGGTCAGAAGGGATCAAAGGTTTTAAACCTAGATCTCCCATTTTAGTATTAACTCTATGTTTAATAAAGTTTTTGAGATCCTCACTAGATAAATTCTCTAAATCTCCTAATTCAAAAACTTTATCAATGAAATCGAACTCTAATTTTAAAGCTAAGTTAGCTGCAGCTTCGATTTCACCTTGTAACTTTGTTGTATTAATCTCTGGATACTCTGAAAGTAATTGACGGAATAACCAGCAACCTGCTTCTGAGTGAAGAGATTCGTCTCGTACGGACCATTCAACAATCTGTCCAATACCTTTCAACTTATTTCTCATCTTAAATGATAATAGTACCGCAAAAGAAGAAAATAGGTTAACTCCTTCTGTAAATGCTGAGAAGATAGCTAAAGACTTAGCTCGTTCGTGCCAATCCGGAGTTCCGTCGTGGCTATCTCTAACATTCATTAAAGATTCAATCTTTGCCTTAGTAGCTTCGTCTTCTAAAAATTCTGCAAAGTTATCTAAACCTAACTGTTCGTTAAGTAGTGAGTAAGCTTCTGCATGTATAGTTTCAAATGATCCGAAAGTAACACCCATCATAATAATCTCAGGCTTTCTAAACCAACTAGTTACTAGTCCAGTCCAATAATCGTTAACTACTGTCTCAGTCTGAGCAAAGCCTTTTAATATACCACCGACTACATTCTTCTCGTGATCTTTAAGATTAGATTTCCAATCTGTAACATCTTGCGCCATTGGTACTTCTGTATGTAGCCAATGAGCTTGTTGCTGCTTCAACCAATAATCATACGCCTTTGGGTATTCAAACGGCTTGTAGACAACTCTTTCATCTCTTAGTCCCATAGTATATTTTTAGTGTTTTAAATAATAAAATCCCCGAGGTTTTAAGCATTATTTTGCTTTCGGGGATGTAGAAATAAATAGCTTCTACAACTATTTGTTATTGATTTTGCTCGAAAAATTTCTTAGCAATTTCAAAATGAGTTCCTTGCGGATTAGTATTTTCATCGTCTATACTAGCTCTCCCTTCAATCGAAATGTGTCCGTTATTTGTATCCATTTTCACATTATATGTCATACCGTCTTGACCATACCTATTTTTCATAACGTGTAGACGCCCTGTACCTAATACCTTATCCTCTTTTTGTCTTGATAACGATAAACATATATCGGCTACCATCATCTTGTCATAAGAACCAGCTGCTTTATCTCCTTCTATTACGTTATCTTTAGCCCCCATACGATTAACCTGCGAAGGTGTTAATATAGGTATTTTTAACTCTTTAGCTAAACTTTTTGTAGCAATAAAAACATCATCGATTTCATCTTTACGTTCTGAGTATTTGCCTCTAGATGGTGCTTTTAAGTAATCAACGTAGTCAATAATAATTAAATCTGGTTTATGTCCTACATCCATACACTTCTGTACGTGGCTCTTAATGTTATTTACTGTCGCTGCTTTAGGAGCATATTCTTTTACGATAAGCCTACCTTTCAAGTTATTAATTTGGCTTTCTACATCTTTTCTGTGTCTATTAACCTCGTCAATAGAGTATCCTGTAAAGTAGCAATCAAATCGCTTACCCACATATTCTTCTCCTAATTCAAGAGTATAATAGTTAACTTTGAATCCTAACTTTACAGCATGTGCTGCGGCTGCTACCATCGTCCATGATTTACCACCACCGGGATTACCGAATATAATAATTAAATCTCCTGGTCCCCATCCTCCTTGAATAGTTTCGTTTAATAAAGGCCACGGAGTAGGTATAGTAGGTCTGTAGTCTGTTCTATATCTTGATTCAACATCTTTATCGTATTCGTGACCGATATTCTTATCCATCGCGGCTTTCATAGCCTTTTCTATTAGGTTACGTATACCTTCGAAATCACTCTGCTTTAATAGATCTGCAGAAGATAGAATAGCTGCTTTCATTTCTTGATTCTTACAAAACGTAGTAAATTCCTCTTCTACATAAAGTAAATCGTCTTGAGAAGCGGCATAAGAGTTTCTTAACTCTTCTTTTACTGCTACCTGTAATACTTCGTTTTCGATCTTTTGAAGTTCTACTTTTAGAACGTCCATCGTAACATTAGTGTGATACTTATCAAAATACTTTAGAATCTGACCTATTATCCATTTATGTGTATCTGAATCGAAGTATTCTTCTCTTAGTACGTCTCTTACTGTTAGTAAGTAGCCTTTATCTGTTAGTAAGGCACCTATTACTTTAATCTGGAAGGGTTTTCCATATTGCGTTAACTTTTGCAATGTCATATAACTTATTGTTTAAAAACCGTTAATGTTCTAAAATTCTCTAACCATCCTTCTGTGTTCTTAGTAATGCCCTCAATTTTATCTATATCTAATAGATGCAAAAAGGCTCCTGTCTGCAGACGTGGTATAGGCTCTTTTAATACATTTAATGTATGAAGAATTTCTTTATCATCCAACTGTCCTTCATGTAAATTCATCAGCTGGTAATTAGTTTTTACCCTATCCCATTTGTGAATTATTTTAGCAAAAATAGATTTACCGTCTAACTTCTGCTCACATACCGTGTATATATCTTCTAACTCGTAGTTTGGGTTTGTAGTAAGTTCCGGGAATTCTTTGATTAAGGTCTTTAACCCTAATCCTTTTACTCCGTCTAGGTTGTCTGAATTATCACCTAATAATGCTTTAACTATATTATAGTTCTGCGGCAGTACTTCAAGTTCTTTAATGATATTCTCTTTTGTAAAAAGTGTTTTCTTTATAGGAGAGTATACTGAAATACATCCGTCTATTAATTGCAAGAAATCTTTATCGGAAGAAACAATAGTAACTTGTTTACCAGATGCTGATGCTCCTAATGCTAAGTCTGCTATAATATCATCTGCCTCTAGCTTCTCCATAGTTAAACTATGCAAAGGTAAACATTCAAGATAGTCTTTTAATCTCTCTAACTGTGCTGATAGTGATTCGTATTCTTCTTTTTTATTCTCATACATACCCCAGTTAGTAATTCTTGTATGTTGTCTTTGTGCTTTGTAATTAGGATCTATATTTTTTCTATTAGTAGAAGAACCTTTTCCGTCAAATACACAAATAACTCTTGTTGGGTCTATTGTTCTTACTAGGAATCCTAGCGATCTTAAGAAGCCTACAAGACCACCGATATGATGGCCTTGAGGATTCATTGCTCTTAGAGTTGAGAAGCTACGAATAAATGTATTCATAGAATCTATAATCAATAAATGATCATTTAATTCTCTAGGAGGGGACTCTTTAAGATTCTTTAAAATTTTACTATAGTCTGCCATTAATCGTCTAGTAAGTTGGGTGAAATGTAATCTTCTTCCATATCACCTTCTTCAACTAAACTAAAGTCAATAGATCCTAAAAGTTTTAACCAATGGTCTTTGTGTTGGTCTTTATACTTATCAATTGCTTTCTTATCGTCAGCAATAAAACCGTGAGGGGTCATTACAATTCTTCCTCTTGTTTGAACTCCTTCAATATGATTTTTTTCGATCTGTATATTTGTTCTTTTAGCAAACTCTACTTGAAGGCCACTTTTTATAGCTTTAATTTTGGATGTACCTGGGTTGGTGATATTACCGAAAGTAACTACTAATGTTGCATCGTACCACATCGACATACCGCCTTTGTTTTGCAACTTAGGTTGAGACATTGGTGAGTCGGGTTTTTGAGTCCATACCTTGTTAATAGCTACTAGCGTATTAGTATACGGGCTCCCTTCTTTACGAGATAATAGAATCTTTTGATTCAAATTATTTCCGAATTGAGTAGACATTGCTCCTGCATTCCATTCATTATTATTCTTATTAGAACGTACTGATAGATCACAAGGTACAGAGCCTACAGAATCCCAAAAGAAACATAAGTCATGTGGTAAGTTACCTTTAGCTTGTTCATCTAAGAGATCTGCTATGTAAGAAGCTACATCTTCAATAGTATTTAACGTACCTCTATCTGAGTAGAGAAAGAAGCCTTCGTAATCTGTTATTTCTCCGGTTGCTTCATTAATAACTTCCTCAAACTGTAATCCCATCTCTTTGGCATGTTGCCAAGACCATTTCATCTCCGTAATAATCAATACAGGTAAAATTCCTAACTTCTGAGCTGATACTGCTGCTTCTAATAGCGCTGTAGTCTTTCCTGTATCACTATGACCTCTTAATAAGGTAATATGACCTGTTGGTATACCTGGCATAGAAGTAATATCTTGGTAAGCTTTCGACAAAGGTATCCACCCTTGTTCTTTGAATTTTACCGAAGCATTTGCAAATCCTTTCTTCTTTTTAAAATTACCTAAATTAAATCCACTTTTTACTATAGCAGATGCTTTTTCTGCTGTTGCGCTTTTTGCCATTTATTTTATTCGTTAAAAAGGTCATCAAATTTACTTACAGTGTCTTTAACTCCTGGTGCTGAAGTCTCTAAAGAAAAGTCAGTCGAATGACTACCTAGAGTTTCAGTTAAGGAGTTTGATCCTCCAGTTGCAGGTGCTGAAGTAGTTTCTTCTTCTGCTGAACCAGGAGTTAAGTAATTTTGTAACTGCTTTTTAATGTACTCATAATCATACTGAGTATGAATATCAACAGGATGTGGCTGGTTCTTTAACCATAAATCAACTTGCGCAGCATTTTCTGATAGCGGAGTTTGTTTAGGTCTAATACGAACCGATGTGGTTGGGTAAGGGTTACCTGGAGCAACTTCTACTACTAGGTCCCATCCATTCATTACGTCTGTGTAATCTCCTACCTCTTCGTCTTGAGCTAATGCTAATAACGCCTTGTAGATTGTTACACCAAATCCCCATAAACGAACACCTTTATCTTCTTCACCTTTTACGATTACTGGTGCGAAAATACGTGTTTTGGGGTTAAGTTTACCGGCTAAGGTCCAGTTATCCTTATCTGAAGTCTTCTTTAATTCCTTAATAAATTCTTCAATAGGATCTTGTTTTCCAAAATTAGATAATGCTGCCATAGGGTATTTACCAATTCCATAGTGAAACTTCACTTCCTTAAATGGAAGATTAGGATCATACATAGAAGGTACAATACGAATGGTGCTTTTACCGTTTTCAGGTTTCCAGAAAGTAGCTGAATAGTCTACCTTCTCTCTTTCTTGTCCGCCGTTGTTTAACGCAGACAGCTTTGCTTTGATTGCATCTAGATTCATAATATAACTTTAATTGTTTATAACTAATTTAATATACGAAATATATCTCAATTCTCCAACTCTACAATCTTAAATAATTTGGTATTTACTCTTTTTAATTCCGGACCTTTCGTCAATAAAATACAGTTTTTGTAGTCTGTCCAGTTAATTTTGAAAGAAGTGTCTAATACTCCATTATTAAGTTCTTTTATTAATGTGTTGAGAGCATTGATCGTATATAGGGTATTTGCTTCTTTCTTACGATGTACTAAAATAGTATTATCGATGAAGTTTGAAACGTTACCAAAATCTACATTGTAAGTACAGATATATTCGTCTTGACTTTTAGAATACAAAACGAATATTTTATTATAGATAATTCTATATTTTTGAACTATATTTTCTAATGTCGCCTCTAGTTCTTCTCCAGTAGAGAAGGTGCAAAACAGCTTGTTACTCATATCCTCGGTTAAATATATTTGATCGATATCGTAGTCGAATCGACTTTGTGACATAACATTTTCCATTGTATAATTATAAATATTAATAGGTTCTATAAAACCAGGTTTTCTGATGTTTTTATTTTAACTGGATATTTTTTATTTTCGCTTAGTATAGATGCTAATTCTACGAGTATCTGTTCTCCGTCTTCCTTAGAATAGTCAAACAGTATTGCATCGTAGGTATACAAGGCTATTTTAGTTTTTTTATCTCTTAGATACTTTAACACTTCTTTTAATATAAGGACATTTCTTGCAGTTTCCAACGATTGCATAATATAATTCATAAGTTTCTGCGGATGCATATCTTTTAGATTCTGATTGAATGGCTTATTGCTGATAGGAGTACGTGCTTCTCCTTTTGAAAACTCACTCCATAAGTAATTAATATAGTCTTGAATCTTTACAAATATCTCTAAGTTTTTATATCCCTCTGGTATTCTACCATAGATAGCTTGGAAGTTTATTTGTTTAGCTTCTTGATACTCTTCTTGAGTAATATCTTCTTTACCGTAGTAATACTTACCTAGAGCCTTATGAGCAGATTCACCTTCTATCTTAAAATCTATTTGCTCTGATAACAGTCTTAGATGATATCCATCAAAATCGAATTCAACAAAACAGTCATACTGTGGTATAATCGCTTTTCTAAACTCTTCTCCTTTAGGTATAGCTGCAAAATTTATACTATTGAAAGCATTAGTAGGTCTCGATGTACTATTATATAAGTTGTAGTATGTGTATGTAATATTATCTTTAATATTATACTTCGGTGTATGTGGCTTAAATAGTTCTATAAAAGGTTGATATATTACCCTAAGTCCGTGTTGTTCTAATAAGTAAAATACTTTAACAGCAACATCGTTATAAAATTTAAAAGTATCTTCCTTAGGTTCTTCGATATACTTCTCTACTGCATCAAATATCTTTTCGCTTTGTTCGTGTAACTTAGATAACGGTACTAGCTGGTTAATATTATCAAAGTCTTTAAATTTGTTATAGAACCAGTTTATTGTTGATATTTTGCTTGGTAATTCTATTTTATCGTAGTACCAGAACGCTCTCCATAAACTTATATCTATTGCATCTATAAGTGGAAAATGGTAAAGTAAATTTTTCTTGTCTAATACATAAACCTTTTTATAAGCACTCAAGAGGTTAAAAACTTCTTCTTTACTTACATTTAAACCTTCATCATGATTTATAGGAATAATGTACCCTCCGGTTTCATCTAGAGGTCTGATATAGACTGCTGTGGTGGTTGTAAATTTAGGGTGAAAGTAGTCATTAGAGGAAATAACATCTACATAGACGTCAATATCCGGGTAACTACGTAACCTATCGAGCTGTTGTTTATTCTCTACTATATAAAACATTTCTTATAACCTTTTAACCAATATACGAACTAATCTGTTAAGATCAAACTTAACATTGCTTTATCTCATAAAGTTTTCCTTCTCTATCAATCTTTGCTGTGTAGTCTCCATACCCTTCTACGCGAATAGTGTAGAAAAGATTGTAAGATTCTTGTGATACTATCTTCGGGTTGAGATTTGGAATTCTTCTAATTGGTAAGTATCTATTCTCTCTGACAGCATTCTTAGTTCTATAATAAAAAACATCTTTTTTAGGATTACCTTGATCATCTAATAGAGGGCCTTCTTGATTATAAATTTTCATACTTACTGGAGTAAATGATCCGCATGATCTTTCCGCACTTGGGTTGCCTACTTGTGCTTGATACCAAGTTAAAGATTTAGCATATGCTGATGTTGAATCAGCACTTTGTGCTCCTTCGTTTGCGGAAGCTTCTCCAGCATTAGCTTCTGATTGAGGCAGCTCAGGAAGAGGTGGTAATACTTCTTCTTCTACTACTTTTTTACTGACAGCACTAACTACAGTAAGTCCGTTAGACTCTAAGGTAGTAACTTCGGTTTTTTCTTTCTTAAGTTGTTTAAATTTAGAAGCCTCTTCAATTACGAATTGCTTCAAATCAGAAAGGAATTCTGTCATACCCGGTATAGCCTCTTCAGCTTGTAAAACAACGTCTCTATTCCTTGCAATTGCTCCAGGGTAACTATATCCATTAACTATTTCATCTTCGGAGGGTCCCACGATGTTCCACTCTAACTTAGTTCTCCTATAGTATCCCTTATCAGCTATACTTTTATATGTTTCTGATGTTATCTCTTTTATTTCTGCATTCCTAACATCTTGTAGAAAATATCTTCTAAATGATCCTTGTATATAATCATCTTCTGTCGGTTTAGGGTAGTAAAATGCTTCTGTTGATTTATTCTTTATACCTGGAAGGACTGTGTTGTATGCAGGGTTAGATCCTAAATTTTCAAGAAGTAATGTAGCTTTCGCAAAATTACCTTTTAGTAAATCTTCTAAGGCTACCTTATATTTACTTCCCCAAGAAGTTGCTACCCCTACTAAGTCATCAACTGGTTTATTAAGTATATCGGTATACTTGGCATAATCATTAGATGCTTCCCCCGTAGATTGCCCTAGTGCTTCAATAACATATTGAGAACCTGGTACGTAGCTTAATATATCGCTTTTTATATCTGCCATCTTTATAATACTATTTCTTTGTTGTTAAGTAGTACGTAAGAAAATTTATTCGATTTAGTAGCTTTTTGACTCTTATTCGATAATTCCATAAGTCTATTATGTTGCTTTTCATTTGCAAATACTTGACAACCCGCTGACCAGTTATCTACAGTTTTATTAGCAGCTGTAGATGCTCCTGAATTGTGTAGTTGCATACCGCCCCCGTCTTGGAATAAACCTGCTAAATTCGCGCCTAGAGATTTGGCTGGGGCAACTGCTAATGTAAGCCAGTTATCGCTATAGTCTTTATCTCTATGAGCAGATTGTGAAGATACTGATCTTAACGCAAGGTGTGGTTTTTTACTTCCACCGTGGTGCATACCCGGGGTATATTGATTAATAAATTGCTTTTCTTGCATAATACCTACTCCATTTGCATTTTTAGATTGAGCAGCAAATTTGCTATTTGTAGATAAAGAGAAACTTGCTCCTGGTACTGTAGTAGCAGGATAACTTTCAGCAAATTTTTGTCCTTTTTCTATCCACGCAACTATTACTATATCGGTAAATTTATTAGTAAGTGGGTGTTTTACTCCACCCTTACCATCGCTCACTTGCCCGGATGTATTTCTTACTCCAACTATATTTAACTGAAGTTCACCACTAAACCATTGGTATTTTTTCCTTTCAACAGCTGCCTTCACTTTATCATAGGAAACGTTTGTTCCTAATGCTGTTTGAGTCTGTAATACATCTGTAGCATTTGGATCTGTTACTGAAGGATCTTCTGGTACAGGTTTAGTTTGTGGTTGAGCTGTACCACCAGTAGCACTTGCTTTATTTAAAACAGATGTATCTACTCCTTTTAATTTTGTAAGATTATACATCAAAGCTCCAACATCAGTTTTCCAACCTCCCTCATCTATACTATGGTCGATTCTTGTAATAATAAATCCTATCGCTGCTCCAGAATATGCTCTAGGTAACACTTTCATAGAATTATTAGAAAGTTTAAATACTTCTCCTATCCTAAATCCTCCAATTCCTAATATAGTAAAGGATAATTCTACAGGGATTGTACCGGGAGCTGGCATACCTTCTTGGCTACATATAGCCGGTACCATTGCTGCTTGATACTTTTGATGACCTGATTGAATACCTTTGAATAAATCTGGATCATATTGCTGGTCTGTAAACCATCCGGTTCCGTTGAATTTTTCAAATGCTTCTTGACACCTATCGTTCCATTCTGCCTTTTCGTCTGCTTCTTTTGAAATTACATCTTCATCAGGTTTAGCTTGTTCAGGGCCTACATTTTTTCGTGGAAAAATTCTATCAGTATGACCTCTATTCCATTGTAACATCTCTGCTACGCTTTGCTTAGTTCCAGTACCGCTAGCTTGAGCAGCAATAGAAACCTGACTTGCTAGTTTATTAGTAATTTTAGATTCGGTCTTAATATCATAAGCAAAAGAACCTAAACCTATCAAATCTATTTCTTTAACTGAGTCTAACGCCTCTCCTTTAATTTTACATTTTCTATCTACAACAGCCCATTCATCTTTGTCTTCATCATAGTTTACATCAAATTCATTAACTCCTCCTAATGCCTCTCCAAGTCCTCCTAGTATTGCTTTCAGTACATCTAATACACCTGGTTCTTTTTCTTTTACCTGATCATCGTCGTATATTGCATCTAGTTTTTCATAAAGGTATAAGTTAGACACACAGATATTTAAGATATCATCTGATGGTGTAAGAGCGGCAGTTATTGATGGGTGTAGTGCTATACCAGCTGGTTTAGATTCCCATTGAGTATTCTTAGGATTAAGGTTAGGAAGAACACAAACGAAAGGATTAATACTATGGTGTTGTACATGTGTAAAAAATCCGTTGTATTCTTCTTTGCTTGTTTTAAATTTTACAGCTCTTTGATCATTACCCACCCACATCATTGATGTATTCAAAACAGCTAATACCGTTCTGAGTGAAATATAAATAAAAGTAGTCTTATCGTCGAAAAAACTTGTAGGTGATTTAATATCAAACCCAGGTGCGGCTGCTGCGTAACATTCTTCAGGTTTTAATAAAGCTGCTAATCCAGGTGCTTTACCTGCTCCTGCAAGTGCGACTAAAAGATCGCGTCCATTTAACTCTCCTGATGCCTGGGATAACTCAATACGTTTGCAAAAAAAATGGAGTAAACTTTTTCTTTCGGATTTATCATTAAAACCAGCTGCTAAATTTGAAGCATTCTTCTCTACCGTAGCTGGGTCAAAAGATGACTTAATAGACTCTATTACCTCACCTTTTGATATTAACATTAAGTTTATATCATATGTACCATCAGCATTAAACGTCCAGCTAAAGTTTTTACATATAGCTACTATAGCATCATAGTTGTAACCGCTGTTAACTTTAGTTGATCTTATAGACTCCATAATAGAGTCATACTTAGCACCAGCTAAAAACTTATCAGAAGCTTCTCTGGAAAACATTGTCTGCTGAGCGCCACTGTTATCGATGTATAAAGTATGTCCCCATTCTAGAAGAAAACTAAAGCCTGGGCGGCAATAAAGTTCGTATATAATATCAAGATCTCCTACGTTATAGGCTTTGACTGTAATCTCTACATCTCTTAAAGCTCCAAAAGTTCCTTTAGTTTTTACTTTAGCATCTACGATACCTGGTCGTGGAGTAAAAAGTCTTTCATCATCTCCTGCTGCGGTTAATTTATACCCTACTGGGTCACCGCTTATCGAATCGTTTTGAAAAGCTATTCCACCTTCTAACTTAAAATCACTTGTACTATAAGTAGGATGTACTACGCTTGAATATAAATTTAAAAAAGCATTACTACCATGTAGACTAGAAAGTCCATCCACGTAGTTATCACTTCTAAGGAACTCAGATCTTTTGTTTAGCTGTGTTGATACTCCAGGTTGTAAGCTACCTCCTAAAAACTTTGCCATTATCGTTCTCTATTTACCTTTTCAAAAGACAGTAATACAGCATTTTTATCATGAGGTATTCTTAACTGCACTCCTGGTGTTGGTATTAAATTGAATCTACTATGTGTATTAGCACTTGCAATAATCCACCATAACGAAGCATCTTTATAATACTGCAATGCTAGAGTATCATAGCGATCTCCTCCTGTTGTTATAACATAAAAATCATCCTCATGTTCTGGGATATCTGGGTAGATAGGGTTGCGTTTATATCGCATTCCCTCTGCTGTTTTATATTCCTTAATATGACTATATCTATCCATTGTATTAATTTACGAAATTTTTCGCTTAAATCCAAAGTATTCATTACCTTTTTGTGATACTTTAGGAGTAAATGTATGAATAACTGTCATATCAAGTGCAACAGATAACATATGGGGTACTTCTGAGAGTCCTTCTAAGCCGTAATCTATTTCCCATGGTGTACCAACATCCCATGTTAATCCTACACTATTAAAAAGTACTGGTTGGTTACTAAAATAAGTACCTATATCCAGTATAACATATGTTCCTCTCATAAAAATATTACCTGAACCGTAAGTTGGGGCTGTTGCAGAAGCTAATTTATTTAGTCTCTCATAATACATCATCAGTTGATCATAGTTCATTCCAGCCATTTTAAAACCTAAAGAAGCTTTTCTGTCAAACCCTCCGTAGTTGTAAAACTGCTCACCGCGACCTACAAATCTTTGTCCGTTCCATGTGGCACTAAATGTATCACTCAAACTATCTAGATACGCATAGAAGTGTAATGTCTCTTTAGCTTCTGGTGTCACAATAGTAAAAGTAAAAGGAATCATTTCATGATTCGCCTCTACTGCTGTTCCGTTTGGTTTTTCTAATTGACTATCTTTTCCTTTTGCAGATAATGCTTTTGTTGTATATGCACCAGCTCCTCCGGTTCCCTTCTGACGATAATCTCTAACTATTGCGGGTTCAGCTACAGATGTTGCTCCTCCCACATTCTTTTGTAAAGTATTCTCGTCAGCAAGGCTCAATTCAGAAGCTTTCTTTCCTGGTGCTGTATCTCCTTGTAGTGGTTCCCCACCTGTTTGTATATAAGGTTGTAACTTATTCTCCTTTATTGCTGCTCCTACTTTAGGTGTCTTATTACCTGTATCGGCTTCTTGCGGGTTTAAGTTATTTGTAGATTTCTGGAATGGATCTTTACTGTCTCTAGAACGAGCAGCAGTAATATCATACTTTGTTTCCTCTTCTGATTTTAAATTAGCTAAAGGGGATTGAAATTTTTCTACAACATCACCTGGAGAATCGTTATCAAGTCTTGTTGGTATGTTTGCATTTATACTTGTACCTTCAGTTCCTTTTGTTAATACCCTACCATCCTGTCTTAGATAGGTATCATCAATGTTTATTTTTAACTCTTGATCAACTCTATCTAAACCTTCATTAGGGGCTCTGTAACCATTTAACCCAGTATTATCTGGTATTACTTTTCCATTTTCTTTTGCAAGGATCTTTCCTTCTTGTTTAATATAAGACTGTGCTATATCAATAGGACGTGCGTCTTTAGACACAATCTCATCTGTAAACTGAGTCTCTATCATAGGTCTGTAACCCTCTTCACCTCTGTGGTCGAGAATTACATTTTTACCGTTTAAGACAGATTTAGCTCCATTTACTCCTCCAGTACCTGCAGTAGTTTTTAAAAACCTATCTAACCAGGTACTTCTTTGACCTCCTTGCTTTAAGTATTCGTTTCCTCCAAAGCCAATAACAAAGTGAGTACCTGTTCCATTTACAGGTACTTGCGCTAAAGTACTTCCGATGACTTTTGCAGTATTGCCTAGGCTGTTTAGTAACTTTCTCCCAAAGCCTTTCTTTTCATTATAAGCAAGATTTAATGTTGCTTGATGTAAAGTCCACTTTAATCCAGGAGTATCTACAAGTAGTTTACTTATTCTTCTAAGATCATCTACTCGTGCAGTTACTTCGTTACCTATAACGTTATACCGAGGGGGATTATTTATATCTTTTACAATATAAGGCCCTGCATCTCCGTACTTTAAGCTCTTAAGATTGGTCTTGAGAGGTAGTAAAGGCATACTTAAACTGGAGGATTATCTAAATACTTAGCTGGAGTTGCACCGTTCAGGTCTAATCCTGAAGTTGGTTTTGTAAACTCTGGTACGTTGTTAATAGATGAAGTCTTGTGTTGAGTAGATTTTCCAGTCGCACCTACCGGTACTTTTGGAGTCTTACCCTTCAATCCTAATCTAGAATTTGGAGTTTGATTGTCTAAAATTCCTTTCATTGTTTTAAATTTATTAGTTCGTTTATAAATAGTTTGTTATTACGTATTGGTAGCAGCTACAGCTAGTGTACCGCCTACCTTTCTACCGTCCATATTAATATTTTTACCTTGTTTAACTGCAACTATCAATTCGTCAATTTTTGCAATAAGTTTATCATTACTTTCTGATTTTCCTGATTCATCACCACCACCGGTTATACCTGAGATCATATCTCCTATTGCACCTGCAGCGGCTACTGCTGGAGCAGCGAAAGCTGTAGTCATTATTAAACCTTGCATTTCATCTAACTTCTCAGTATCCATTGTTGCTAAAGCAACTCCAATTCCACCTAATGCGGCGGCGATTGCTGTTAAAGAACCGGCTACTGTTTGTAGTGGACCGGCCATTGCTGCTAAGTTTTGTAGGTCTTCTATGATTCCACCCCCTGTAAAAAGTGATGTTATTCCTGATGCTAAACTTCCGCCTGCTAAAGCTGCAGCAAAGACCCCTAATCCTATTGCAGCTGCCATTAATCCAGCACCTGCCATTACTAAACCAGGTCCCATTTGAGCTAAAATAGATAGCTTATCAACAACACCTTGTATATCTGCTTTAGCTAGTACGTTAATTCCAAGCGCTAATGGAAACATAGCTAAACCTAGTACTGCTAAAGCACCTGCTCCCATCGCTATTAATGGAGCTAAAAATCCTAATCCTGCTGTAGCCAAAGCTAATATAGGTAATGCCACTGCGAATGCTAATATAGCACCAGGATCAACTCCCTGTAAGAGACTAAATGCATAAGCGGCTGGAATCATAGCTAATGCTAAAATACCTATTGCTAAAGCTCCTGCTATTACCAATGGACCTGTCATTCCCATAAGAGCTGCGGCTGCACCTAGTGCTATTAAACTTCCTGTCATAGCCATTATTGCCATTGGATCTACACTTCCTAAAAGGCTAAATGCATAGGCTGCAGGTATTAAAGCTAATGCTAAAATACCTATTGCTAAAGCTCCCATAATTATCTGACCTCCTAAGTTACCCATAAGAGCTGCAGCGATACCTAAAGCTATTAAGCTTCCTGATAAAGCAACTACTGACATTGGATCTACACCAGCCATAAGACTGAATGCATATGCGGCTGGTATTAGAGCAACGCCTGCTATACCCATTGCTAAGGCACCTTTGATTGCGTCATTTCCTAATTTACCTACTAATGCTAATGATGCTCCAAAAATACCTATAGATGTAGCAAATGCTAACATAGTAACCGGATCAACTCCTGCTACCATTTTAAGTGCTAATGCAAATGAGCCGCCTAATGCTAGACCGGCAATTCCTATTGCTAATGCACCTTTTACTACATCTTGGAATTGTCTACCTATTGATGCTAATCCATCTCCTAATGATTTTAAAAATCCTCCTGGGCCTTCTTGGCCTTCTGCTCCTTTTGTCTTACCGGCTAAGTCTCCTGTCTGTTCTGCGGCTTTACCTGTTAATCCACCTTTAGCTTTACCGGCCATATCTGCGGCTTTATCTGTTCCGGGTGCTTTAGCAAATCTACCTTTTGCATCTCTAAATTTACCTGCAGCATCTTGTGTTAAATTAGAAGCCACATCGGCACCCTTCTCCCCTGCTTTTCCTAAAAGTTTATCTTTTAAACCACCTGCCATCTTACCTATACCGCCAAAATTCTTTTTTAAATTATCAAAGAATCCTCCAGTGACACTAGGACTAAATGCATCTTTAAGAGACTTAGCTATAAGTAAAATACCTCCTCCTATGGCAAGTTTTGTTACCATAGAAAGGATTGTACCAAATCCTCCACCGATCTCTTTCAAGCTATCAGCCCATTTCATCAAATACCCGATTGGAGTAGCAATCATTCTAACTATAAAGCCGAAAGCTTCTGCTATAGGTACTAATATCTCTAACATAGGCGTCATTGCCTGAGCTAGTTTATCCAAAGATTTTTGAAGCTGTTCTTGAATATCCATTCGCTTGGACTCTTCTAAGGTTACTCCTCTAATCTTTGCTTTCTCTTCATCAGTCATGTTACTGTTGATGCTTTTCTGGATAGCCATCTCTGCTAACTGTTCTCTAGACATTCCTAAAGCTTTAGCATATGCTTCTTGTTGAATACGGTTCATTTTACCGAATTCAGCTACGTCTTGAGAGTTTTTAAATAGCTCGTTAGCTACTCCTTCTATATCGTTTGATAAAGCTAACTCTCTAGCTTTATTTAAGTTTAGTTGTTTTCCTGTAAGTAGCTCAGCTTCCATTTCAGCTTCAATTGAAGATTGAAAGTCAAGCATATTATCCATAACACCTTCAATGTCTTTTAACTCCATCCCTACTTTACGTGCAGCGGCGGCGGCTTTAGCTAGACCGCCTGGGTAGTTAGCAAACTGAGCTTGTACTGCTTTACCTGCTTTACCCATATCTCGTATAACTTGAGTACTAGATATAGCAGAATTTGTTGTATTATTAAATTCGTCTGTTGAGGCTTGTATTGTCTTTTCTAAACCTTCCATTGTTTTACCTGATAGTTTAGCGTTTAAAGCTAACATACCAGCATTTTCCGCAGAAAGTCCTAATTCATTTTTAAGTCCTGCTGCTGCTGCAACAAGTTCTGGGCCTAATACAACTATAGCGTTATTACCTATTTGTGCTGATAATTCACTAGCAGTTTCAAGGAAGTCCACTGATGTAGCTAGTTCTGAGTTTGCTCCTGCTATAGCATCGGCATTCATACCAGTCTGTTGTTGGAATTTAGCACCTGCTTTATCTACTTTAAAGAAAGCATCTACTATCTTCAACATTATTGTCAAAGGGTCAAATAAAGCAGAAGCGAAACCGCTTGCCAACGGACCTAAACCAGCCATCAATACTGATAATCTACCGCCTTGTTGGGCACCAGATGCTATTGCTTTAGAAGTTTTTTGCATATTACTTTTAGCTTCACTTATAGCATCTTTAAATAAATTAGAGTTCATACCTAACTTACTCATAGCCGAGTCTGCAACATCGATTACGGCTCCGCCAACTCCCAGCAATTTATTAACCTGTTTTTGCTCTTCTTTTACCTCATTAATTTTATTTTCAACTTTATCAAGAGCGTTTCCTTGATCTAAGTAGAGTGCTAAGGAGGCTTTCTGTTCTTCTGTTAAGTCTTTAGAATTCTGTAGAGTATCTATTGCTCTGTCTAGCTCATCTTCAGATAATTTACCTCCTTCTTTAACCTTATCTACATATTCTTTTACGATTTTAAGATCTTCTTGAGCAGTTTTTGATAAATCTGTTGAATTAAGAATAGATCTAGTCTCATCCTCTAGTATTTTTCTATTAAGACTCAATTTTTCGGCTAAATCATCTAACTGTTTTGTAGATAGATCCCTAATCCCTTGTTCATTCATTTTAAGATCTTCTGCAATAGAAGTAATCTTTCTCATAGATCCGCGGATCTTTTGCAGAGCGTCAGGTTGACCCCTAAATTCAGATGATATTGCTCTAACTTGATCGTAGAGACTTGTTGCAGAACCAGTCGTATCTTCAAAAGAATTCTGTACTCCTTTAAGTTCGTTACGAAGACTTTGAATATTTTTTACAGCTTCACTGTCCGTATAAACCAACGGAGTTTGATTGAGCTTCGCTCTCAAGGTATTAATCTCCTGTAAGAGTCTTTTTGCTTCTTCTAATTGTTTATTATTCTCAGCCATTTACCAGGGGTACTTATATCATATAAATAGGTAAAGCTCGCTTTATGGGCGAGCCTTAGTACTATAGGAAGGTTTTCTTACTGATGGTCCTCTAGGAGCTGGTTTACTTGGTGCTTTGCTCTTAGATTTATTCATAGCCTGCTGTTCCTTTTCGTAAAATTCATTCATCTTCTGGAAGGTAAAATTACGTAACCATATAGGCATTGCATATACTGTATCGTGATCATATCCGCCTTTGCCGTGAAATACTATTTCATGGATCTGGTTGAAGATGGTTACTCTATACGTTGGCGTCAGGCCAAAGAAAGTTGACCCCGATTGGAATGTCAACCCCTCCTTCTGGTCCATTTTCAGGATAGAATTTCAAATCTACATCTGGTTGGAATTCAGCAACATATTTTCTGAATGCACGTGTATCTCTTGCTAAGAAGTGGTTGTCTACAAAATCTCTAATACTTTTAGAATCAGTAGCTCCATTAACAGAGATAATCATGTGTTTTAATCTAGTTGATAATTCCGGAGAAGCATCTTTATGAATCTTCTTAAGACCTTTTACTTCTTGTTGAATTTTTTGTTCATCACCGTGAGTAAGTAGCTTAAAAGTAATCGTGTTACCTGTTGAAGGTAATTGAAAAGCAAATTCATTCTTTCTATCTTGAAATAAGCTTTCATCGAAAACTTTATTCTCGATCAAAGATAAATCTACAACCTCAGTATTCCCTTGATAATTAAATTCGTAGTCTTTACCGTATCCTAGTACTCTCGCTGCAATTAAGATAGCGTTCTTGTCTCCTACTAAAAGATCATCGTAGTTAAACTTGGTTACAATCAAAGACTGTAATAATTTGTCGATTACTACTCCTCTTTCAATAAAGCCTTGGTTAGTTAGGATATCTTCCTCTTTTGCAGTCATGTACTTCATTTCTACCGTACCTGATGCTAGTGGATGATCTGTCGGGTAAAGTAACCCTTTAGAAGGTAAGTCTACAATTTCTGTAGGGAATTTTTGTTCTTGTTCCATAAATTTTATTTTTAATAACGTTATTTCATATAAATATACGAAAAATAACTTTTGAAAACAACAAAAAACCCGGAAGTATTTCTCCGGGTTCTTTTTATATATATTTCAGGCAGATTAGTAGTTAAGTACGCAGTAGTCCATCGCTACGGTGATTGTTAATTCAACACCATCGCTAGTAGCCCAGTCCAAAGAACCTTGTGCCATGTTTACGATAAATGCTCCTTTAATAATCCACTCTGATACGATATCACCTACTGGACCTAAAAGATTCAGAGTCAAATCTTTTTTATAGAAATCTGAATAACCAGCTCTACCGGTTACTGATTCGTATGATGTACGAGCCCAGTCCATTACTGCTTGGGCGCCTGATGGGTTAATTGGATCGTACAATGTCATATCCATGTTTTCCCAGTTTCTTTTTCCACGAATCTTTCTATAAGAGTTGATGTGATCTAATTTGATCTCCTCATCTGTGAAAGATGGTGCAGTAACTGCTTTTACCATGAATGATGGTATAGCGTCACTGTATAGGATAAATCTATTCTGTACCTTCGGTTCGAAGGCTCTGAACATAATTTCGTTAGAATCTAATACTGCCATTTTATTATCTGTTTTATATAAATATC